GGCTCATCCAGGAAAGATGTCTGGATCTTCAGCAGAGTAATGATATACAAAACTATTGTAATAATCTGCCCAAATGGGCTTCATCAAACGGAGAATTACGGGATGGTCCAGGTGCTGGATCCTGTCCATCGAGTTGAAATACTGTTCCATGGCTAACTGGGCACTCCGACCAACACCAAACACACGCTCCATTACAACCCGGCTAGATTCTGAAATGCCGAGCGCTATTCTATCTAAGTCTACAGCGTATGCGTGCTGGAATTGCCACCAGTCCATGGCCCCACCATTGCCTTCCCACCTCAGCTTTCCTTCGCCAGTGAGCCTCCTGACCATCATGGCCAGGGACGTTAAGACCGGGCACCTAGGAAACATCGAGAGGAGCGAGAACCCCTTCGCCCTCAGTAAATCCTTTAGCACACCCGGCCCCGAACGCAATAGGGGGGAATGAGTCCAACCGAACCCGCACATCACGGCAGCAGGGTCGGCGACGTTCTCGAGGTCTGCTCCAAAGTAGAGCTTGCAGAAGCCGGCGACACCGATCTCTCCAGATGTCTTAACCTTGGCTCTGAACCCGAGATCGCGGAAAATGTTGACGTCGACAGGTACACTTTGGCCAATACTGCCATCACCACGACGCAGCACAAAAAGCCCATCATCACCCTCGACGACGCCATCGACATGACATCCCATGCAGTGTCCCGCGAACATCCAAAGCATGAGGTTGGTAAACCCGTTACCCAATGACGTGCACATATCGCCGGACATTCGACACCCATCAACCTTTGCGCGGACGCGCTTAAAGCTGCAATGTTGTCGTCCAGATAAGGCGTTGTATATGTGTCTTGGGACGTCAGCTGCCGATCCAGTGAGGCCACGAGCGCACCAGCTATAGAGTTGAAACTCCACTGCACGGAAGACGCTAGGCGAGAAAAGACTCTCAAAGGCACTGAAATCGCTGCTATTGTAAACGGCTCCTCCTGATTCGAGCCGGCTGCAGATGAATTTAGGACGGTCAGCAACAGGAATATGCTTAACGAAGTAATTGCCAATACCGCCACTACTACTGAAAATGTGTCTCTCCACCGCTGCGAAGAAAGGGCCGGTGTGACATTTGAAGGCGTCAGTTCGGGAATTGATAAGGCGCGCATGTTTCCACTCAAGATAAGTTTCAGCCTTAACAAAACTCTTACACCGGTAATCACGGTCACACAGCACAGGGTGGGCTGCGAAAACACGTCGCAACTCATCGCGACGAGCAGCATTGTAATGTGTGCCCTCCAACCATGTTTCGAATCCAAGATCCACATCGACAGGCATAGGTTTGACATGTCGGCGAATCCAGACGCGAACGAAGCTACGGAATCGTCTGAAGAGCTTGCGATCAACCGTAGGAGGCTCGCGCCCGAATCGCTTATGAATCCCAGCAACAAGAGTATCAGGATCGTCACGATTAACCATTGGGAGGGCGTGCCCCAAAACAGAAGGGCCAAGATCAGCTTGAACAGGCCGGCGAAAACGAGCGTCACCGGGATCGCGAATACGCACGGCAAGATTAGGCTTGAGTCCACGGGGCACATCAAGAGGAGACTCTCGCCTACTGTAGCCGAATCCGTAGGTTCGTCCAAAACCCCTGCCCGCCTGCAGTTCGCCCCGGCTTGAAAAGACTGCAAATTTGTCTGCTCCCACAGCCGATAGAACAAACAGGTCGCCGTTAAGACATGTGACACGTCTATGTCGGTTCCCAATTCCCTCTTGTCGGCTTCGAGATTAATGTTCTGCAGATTTATATTCCTAGCGCGGCGCGCAAACTCCAGTAGCAGCGGGTCCGATACACGGACGCCTTCGAACTGGGCCTTGAGATGGTCGAATAAAGCGGCTGATACAATGATGGTCCGCTGGAAATTGTTGATCCTCACTTCGACCTGGTACAAACACGGGTCCCTGTCACGCAACTGAGACGGTAGCTGCATTGAGTCACGCATATCCACGCACTCTCCATCCTTCAACACAGCCTCGACATAAGAGCCTACACGTACAAATGACGTCATTATACGCGCCCTGTCGAAAAATCGTGACAAACAAAGACAAGCCGAGACAACCATCACAACCGGGGCAAATATCGTATTTCTTCTAAATCTATCCATAACCCCTTCAATCATCATAGTCTCGTGGGACTTGAACTCATCGATCTTAGGCAAAGTCTTACGTGGCCCATCATACGGCAGATGGCCATAATTCTCCATCAATTCAGATAGTCGTTTTACTTCCGCCTTCAACTCCGACAGTTCCTTCTCGTCTTTGTGCTGCTCCTCCGCATCCTGGTAATGCTGACGGGCGACATCGAGGTTAGCAGCTACCTCACTCGCCACATGTGCGTGTGACTGTTCAAGCAACGCAGTTGTCATCGCCTGACGTGTGCCACACCCATTGTGCCGGCCCGCAAAAGACTTCTGCTGCTGGTACCAGACGCAAACGGGACAGTGGTTCCGGAAATGCTTCATGGTGTGGACCTCCATTATCAGAGATTTCCTAACACCATTCTTCAAGCACTTGTCCATGAAACCACTCCACCGCGAGTCCTTCTTAGCCCCAACAACAGCAGCCAGTTCGGCCGCTTCCTGGCGGATTCTCTTCTCATCGTCAGGTACCGCCACAGCACCCTGACCAGCGACTGCCCCTACTGCAATAGCAGCTGCAGGCAATGCAGCAGCTGGGATCGTCAACCCAGCAACTGCAGGCGACTGACACTTGTTGTCGCACTTCGCCGCATCACTCGGACTCTTCTCAGTCCCATCTCCCACTGGACCTGGATTCTGTTCAACCCCAGCCCTTAGGAGGAGTAGCAGTGCTTCGCCAGAACTCACATCTCTCGGAACAATTTCTGTCTGGACGAACAAGCCACTCTCACCAGCCACAACACGGGTAACCGCCACAGATGAGCTATCGACTGCGGCAGCAACCAGCGAGTGGTATTGGGATACGATTTGGCGGAATACACTCTGCGGTGCCCTCAGCATCGCAATGTAGGCCGCCCCGGATACGTACCATCCGGTGTTTAGCTCGATCCAGTGCCCAACCAACGGGTGGACTCGACCTCCAACTTGACCAGCACCGGCCCCAGGGTATGCCAGGCTTCCCACCCGGTTTCCCTCATCCAAGCGTGCTCCTTGAGCACATCCCGCGGTTTTCGCTTTTGTGGCGTATCCGCTAACGCCACTTGTTTGTCGTTGTGACATCGCTTTGGGGCTTGCCGAATCTTTACGTTGCTGGGCTCTTAACCCACGCGCTTACCACCAACGTCGTAGTTCAGTTTGGTGGCTTCCCCTTTTGGGGGACATCTAATGCCCATAATGCCCCGAAGGACACCTGGGCCGCGTGGCCCACCTCTTTCCAAGAGGTGGGCCCGTGTGGACCTCGCCGCTGACCAACAGCGACTATGCATCTGCATGTGTGGTTAGGTTTCTAGACCCTACACACAAGCAGCCTAATGGCTGGGAGTCATTGCACCCCGGAGGGCACAGAGTTGCTTTTCCAACCACCTCCAGCCCAGATGTCTCCAGGCTAGGTGTTGCACCCGCGATCCTCACAGATGCACT